TTCAGAAGCCTTTGCTTACGCTCATCGGGGGCAAGTTTAGAGTTGTAAGGCAGAATAATATTATCAGACATCATAGTTTCCTCATGCCGATACTATCATCGACAAAAGGAAACTACACCGAAAAATTTTGATTGTAAAGTCAAAAAGGACTAAAGAAAAAAAGACTTAAACTCTGCAAGACTAAGTTCAATGTCCACAACAACATAGCAACCAAAGAATAATCTATCTTTTTATAATTCAACCACTTAACAAGTGATATAAAACTATATAAAGAACAAACAATTATGCACCCAGTCCATATAATTGACTTAAAAATAATTGTATTGGGAAATAAAAATATAGCAATGCCTAAAGAAATAGAAAACCAAAGGGCGAAGAATTCAATTCCTGCAATTTCGTTTGTTTCTTTAATTTCATTATTCAACATTCTTTTGTGATGCCTTCCATTTAGCAAATTCTTCTTCCAGAGACTTTGCTTGCAAATCAATTTCCTTAATTTCCGCTTGTGTCTTATCATAAAAGGCTTTAAGTTCAGCCTTCTTGACCTTCTTGTGGTCGAAAAGAGATTTGATCTTTAGTGAAAAAACTATGAACTCGTCTGTCAAAAGAAAACTTGTATCGTCCATTTTTTCTCCTTATTAAGTCGTGTCTGGCAATGAAATATTATAGTTTTTTTTCAGAAATTATTCAAAGATTTGTCGAATTTAGACCTATCCGTGATATCAAGGTAATTGGCTCTTTGCCAATAAACCCTTTCCTTGCCATCATCGGAGTTTGTTGAAAGAATAACATCATTATTCCAAATAAAACGGATTGAACTTAAAACATCACCAATGTAAGGATCGTGAAGAGGCCTTCCGTCAGAAAAATGTTGAAGCATCATGATTCCACGACCGCCGTAATTTGGCTCCATGAGTCTAATGTCTGGAAGTCCACCATTAACATGCCTCTGCATCAAACCCTTCTTGATCTTTTGATAATCACGGGATTCAAGCCTGTATTCTCCGTTTGGATAATGTTTCCAATGGAAATATTCCTGTTTTCGGCAAAACTCTTCTGTAAAGAATTCATGGATCATAGTCAGGTCATCATAATACTTCCTGACTTCAAAGATTTTTTCCTTGCCGAGCATAGCACCTGTATCCCAATTCTCTTTCTTGTGCATGTCCGTGCATTCTTCGTACTCTTGCCCAAATCTTCCCTTGTCCCAACGCTCACGAATATCAGAAAATAAGTAGAATCCCAACTTGTAAGGATTCATACTGTATTTCCCACCAAGAACACCCATTTTGTGATCAGCGTATTCAACAATGCCGCAATCATCAGACTTTTGACCAAGGCTTATGAATCCCTGCTCTGCCATAATTACAGAGTCCGTTAAGGAGGCCCATCCTTCGTTCCCAACCTTAGTTTGTCTTTGAGGGAAGAAATAAATCGCCTCCTCATAAAGCATAGAGACAATATCAGCTTGCCAAGGCTTTAATGGAGCATTATCACGAATAAATCCCAAAATGTTCTTAGTTGGTTCCTTGAATAAGCCAATTTCGTCTGCTATGTCTCTCTCGTGAACATCTTCATTCTGCTTCTTACGAAATGCAGTAGTATTGATGAAAGGCTCCATGTAAAGCCTTTGCTTATCAACATTCAATAATTGAGGCTTATTATACTTTCTTTCATCACGAATATTCCTGTCTTTTATAACCCTATCTGTCCAAGCATCTGAGCCATCAATAAGTGTTTCTAAACGCATAACATGATCAAGAAATTCAGTTACTCTTTCTTTGCCCCATCTGCTCATATAATTGCGAATCCTAGCAGAATGATTCGCCATTTTATTCATCATATTCGTGTCAGTTGCACTGAAATGAATATTGTTCTTGAAAAAGTCATTGTGTCCTGTCGCATGTGCAACAACAGTCAGATGGTCAGCAAGAGTGTTTGAAGCAAGATTATAAATGTAACATGGATTACAATTCACAACCATTTCATATATCTTGTGTCCACCGAATTCATATCCACGCTGTAGCTCTTCGTACTCCATCCCAAATGACCAATGTGGAAAACGGACAGGGAACCCACCATAAGCGGCAACTTCGCTAATTTCGTCATATGTCAACAACTGGACAACTGTGGGATAGAAATCAAGGCCCCAATCACGACATGCTTGAAGAATTTTGGGTATGTATTCTTTAAGTTCTTTTGAAAGTTGAACACCGGGAACGGTATTGTCACCCATAAGCAGGCTAGAACCATGAAAAAATTTACTGCTCATATCATTCCCTTGATAGTTTACTTGGGTTTCCTAGAAGTTGTTGAATTGCTTCCATGATTTGCTCATTCCTATTATCATCACTCAAACTTGGCGCTGTCCACAAAGACCTTCCATCTGGACTACCACCTATTGCAACAGTCCTGACGCAATCCTTGTCAAGCTTGCCTTGTTTAATCGCTTCATCAACATGATGCTTGATTGAATCAGAATAGGATGATGCGAGAATCTGTGTGATACCCGTAAAATTGACTACATTAGGCTTAAAATCATTGGCAAGAGTATCAATGAAAATCTGATTGTCTTCTCCCCAGTTGTCGCCATCTGTAAAGTAGAAAACATAAATGTTCCACTTTTCTGGAGGATACCTGTTCTCAAATTGCTTGGAAATAAATTTAAGAGCAGAGGAGCAATTTGTTCCTCCTCCGAATCGATATTTATAAAATTTATTTTCATCAACCTCCATGGCCTCACTATCATGCCAAACATAGAGGCGATCAACACGATCATAGAAACGACGAATCCAAACATCGATCCACCAAGCCATATCACTGACGATTTCACACTTGGCCTGATCCATGGAACCAGATCCGTCACGGGCAAAGACAATCAAAGCATTACTGCTTGGTATTTTAATTTCGTTAAATTGTCTGTATCTCTTATCTTCATTGATTGGCTGTAGAACTCTGACTGGGTCTTTAATTCCAGCAACATGATTTAGTTTTTCAAGAGTTCCCTCAGCAGCCTGACGCTTCAAGGTCTGCATGAGAGTTCTTCTATTGTGCCTAAGAGATTCTGGTCCTATCAGACTGATATTGTTATACTTGATTTTAATTTCATCGTAAATTTCATTTGGCTTTTTCTTTAGATTTGGGAGTTGAAGTTCGTCCTGCATAAACCTCAGGACATCTTCCAAATCAAGATTGATTGTGATTCCTTCAGCCTCTCCTTGACCTGCTCCATTGCCTTTTCCCTTGCCATTTTGCGGATCTTTGCCTATGACATCTCCGTCTTTACCATCCCCTCTTCCAACTCCCTCGCCACTATTTCCATAAACAATATGAGGAATGTCAATTTTCGGGATGTTAATGGAAATCTTGCCATTTTTTCCACGATTTTTGACGATCTGTCCGCTCTTGATGAATTTTTTCAGGGCTTTTCTGATTCGCCCTGAAATTACATCACGGAAATGCTGCCAATCTTCATGAATGCGACGAGGCATAGCTTAACCGTCATCTTGTGACGGATTCCTTTCTGGTTAAGGAGAAACAAGCTCGATACCGCATGACATGTCATTTGGATCGCTTGCAAAGTCCTTGATCTTCATCGAGAAAAGAAGATCAGTATGATCGTCATTCAAGGCGGAAAACAGATCGCCAAGAGTTCCATCTTGTGACCAAATATCCATAGCAATCTCATCAATTTCTTTCATGAGTTGCTTGACTTGAGCAGACTGTAACCAATGGTTCTGAATGGTCATGAATCCTCCTTACTGATCGTCACCTTTTTATAAAGTTAATTCAATCATCACTCGTCTTCGGCTAGATCGCCACGGGAGAAAATTCCGCCAACAAATTCTAGAACATCCGTTGCACTTCTCTCGTTGTATCCAAACTCTTTAACGAGTCTTGTCTTGACTGCATCAATCTTTTCTTGCAAGTCTTTGTCAACAACACTCGCTCCGCTCATATTGAGTGCGCTTAACTTGATGGTGTCCTTGACATCCTCGAAAAGTTTCGCCTCAAGAGCCTTGCGAAGCTTAGGATTGGAATCCCATTGAAAACTCTTGCCCTCATGAGCAAGATGACCGATGAAGGCGGCAATCTGACGGCGGAAATCATCACATCCAGTATCTGGAATCTGAATCTTTTCCTCAATCTGACGCATCAGCCTTTCGTCTGGCTTGCGGTCTTGACCAGTGATCTGATCCTTAATCTTGCTCTTGTTGATATATGCCATGAGGTTATCGATGTAGTTTGAGCAAAGACGCTTAATCGCTTCCTTATCGCCGACCAAAGCCTTCTGAACCTCCGCTTTCAAGATTTCAGTCAACTTCTTGACTGCAAGATCGATACAAGTGATGTAACGGCCAACTTGCTCCTTATTGGTAAGCAAGCTGCAATGGTCAAGGCCGTCACGCAATTCATTGAGAACCATGAACATGTTGACATAGTCATGATTGTTGGCAAGGCAGTTGGAAATCTTGTCCTGTAGATATCGAACTGAAATCCCACCACTCATGCCCTCTTCGGGATACTTGTCTTTTAGTTCCTTGACAGAATCTTCAGTCCATCCTGCAAGAAGCCTGCCATCATAAAGTTCTGCCTTCTCGACAAGGCTAATCTTGCCATCTTTATCATCAGCAAGACGAGTCAATACACTCCACAAAGCGGCAATTTCAAGAGTGTGAGGAGCAATGTGTTGGCGAACTTTACCGGGACCATAGTCCTTTTCAAGAATCCTTAGCTCTTCGTTCCATCTAAGGGTGTAAGGAACATCAATCTTGGTTGTACGATCACGGAAAGCTTCCATATATTGGTTGCTCTTGAGCTTCTGAAATTCTGGATCGTTTGTGTGCGAAAAAATTGCCTCGTCAATGCTTACTTGAGCAAACTTCTTTGGCTTGATGCTTTGTTCTTGGGATGCACCAAGAAGGTCATAAAGGAATGCAGTATCGAGCTTAAGTGCTTCAATAAACTCGATTATTCCTCTGTTGCCAGCACAGAATTCTCCATCAAAAGAGAATGATCTTGGATCGCTGTCTGAACCAAAGTTTCCGATATTACGGAAGTTAATATCACCTGTTAGCTCTGTGCTGTCTTGATTCTTTTCATCTTTGGGCTGGAATGTTGCGATTCCACAACGATTGGCTTCAGAATGGACCTTTCTGACGACCTTAATATGGTTGTCAAGAACTTTTTGAAGGTCACCCTCGTATCTCTTCAGAAGTTCGTTCATAAAGAAATTGCAAAGAGGATCAAGTTCGTCATTGCATTTGAGAGTGTAAATATCGCTCCTCTCTTGTGGAGTTGCGATTTCTTCATGAATCCTGTTGATATCTGCAATGATTTGTCCACGAACTTCCTTGGGGAGCAACTTAAGAGGTTGTTCGTGCATTGGGCATTCGCATTCTGGGTTGTTGTAGATCCCATCAGCGCCTGTAGGAAGATTCACCCATTTGAAGCTATACCAAGCTCCAGCATCAGTCTTGCTGTATTTCTCAAGACTTCTCTTGATAAGTCTGAGAATAGTTGACTTTGAACTGCCAACAGGTCCATGAAGAAGAAGAATTCTGCGTTCTGTCCCGTATCCGCCTGCCGCTCCCTTGATAAACTTGACGAGAGAGTCCTTCATCGGGGTCAAGCCAACGATTGGACAATCTGGATCATCAAAAAACTTGTAATTGACATATGTCTTGCGGTATTCCTCAACAGGATAACTTCCCTTTTCCATGATCATGTCATAGATGGTCTGCCATGAATTACGGATGAGTTTTGGATTTTGATAGCAAAGATCAATATATTCTGAGAAAGAAATTTCAGTATTGATTGCCTTGAACTGTTCACGGTTGAAATTTGAAATCACTTTTTGCAGCTTGTTCATTATATTGCCTCCGGCCTACGGATGTTTGCATATGACACAGACTTACCCGATTACATTATAAGCCAGAATTTGACATAAAAAAACCCCGGTTGTAAAAACCGAGGAATTTTTTTTGAATTAATTATTTTTTACTTAACTTCGCCCCATGAATTGTCACTTTCTAAGTCATTTATCTTATTATATGGATCGGGATTTTTTCCTGCTTCTTCTGCTCTTTGTCTTTCTGTAATTACTTTTGGTAAATTATGGTTGAATCTATAATCATGTCCGCTGCTTTCGCTATTCCAGCGGTCTGTTCCTTCTGGATTTGCAAATTGGTACTTGCAAGCAGACATAAGCTTCTTCTTTGATTTGCTTTTGCAATTCGGGCATGTTACATCCTTGTATTTGCCCGAAGGATCGTGAGAAGTAAGCTCCTCATAACGGTGATTACATTTCTTGCAGGAAAATTCATAAAAAGGCATATCAATCCTCTAGTTTCTTAAGTTTTTTATATGTTTCGGAAATCATTTTCATACGAGTAACGATTGAATAAAAAGACCAAAGAAAAGTTTTTTCACAAACTCTTACAGCCGTCCTCATCAAACGAAGATTAATATCCCTGCTCTGAAGAGCAATTTTTGCCTCTTGAATTGCAAATTCTTCTTTCAAGAAATCGTCATAATTGTCTCCAGACTCTCCGTCTTGCTCAAAAAACTTGTCGATATCTTCACGAAAATCTTCATTTTCGTCGTAGTTAAAATTTCTCATTTTATCCCCTTGATAAACTTGGGTATATCTTTGATGCTGATTTCCAAATCCCTGCAATTCTGTTTTCATTCACAGTCATTCCCATGCAAGAAAAATCAATTCTTGAAAAAGGTATGCTTGTTTTATTTATCCACTTGGAAGTCACAAACTTACCCCAACCATTTGAATAATCACAGCAAACGGTAGAATTTTCAGATTTTGAATCACTTACCAAACCATCGATCTCAGAAATACCCTTAAAATCATGAATTTTTTCAACTGGAAAATTTGCTTCCTCAAAATCCCTTATGAAAATAATTTCGGGTTTGACAAACAATAAAGACTTTGTCTTTTCAAATTTCGGACTTGTCATTATAAAATTATACAACTCTTCATCAACCATTGGCTTGTGATATGCGAATTGTACATTGCATTTTCTTGGCCAATTAAAAATATCCATATTCATTTTTTGCCTAACACATGTAGCCAAGACCTTGCAATCCGGCAAAGTCTTGGCTATTGACCAATATGTCAAAAAAGACATCCAGTCATGATGTGGCAAATAATCACAATTAATGGCAATCGTCAAACCATTGCCAAGTGAAGAAATCATAAACTAAGGTAGTATGATTTTTTTAAGTATTATTTTGCTGGTATGCTTGTAGCAAAGATCTGGCAACAACTCTGTCCTTTTCTTTCTCGTCTTCTGACAATTCAGAGTAAGAAGTATTTGCCAACTTCATCCTGTTTTCCTTCTTCTCAGGCTTGGTCGCATAAATAGGATCATCATATGTGGTCGCCACACTGGCCCATCCTTTATGAATAGCATCAGAAATTTTCTCAATGTCTGTTTCGCCATTTTGCATCAAATTAAGAGCGAACTTGGCGCTACCCTTATTGGCCTCATATCCAAATGTTCCGGGCTTTGAACGGCCATAATGATAAGCATTGTCCAAAGCCTCATCACTTACTTGAGCATAATGATCCAAGTCATTTTCATTGAAAATCTTGGATTCCATAAATTCATTAAAACTACGCATATTTCAAACTCCTAGAGTTAAATTAAAGACCTGCTTTAATTAGCTTGGAATAATAATATGGGTCTTCCCTCAAATGAGCAACAGCAATTTTAAGAACATCAACATCATTTTTGGCAACTTCTGTATCTCTTCCCATTTTTCCCTTGTGTTCTTTCTCTACCCTCAAACCAACGGAAAGCTGATTGGTTTTCAATCCTTTAATATCAACTCCGCCCCTGTCAGTAAGATTTTGAATCTTTTCATTTGTTTCTAAAAAATGCCTGAATTTCATCTCTACCCTTGAATGAAAAATTTGGTCTTACTGGTTTTGCCGGTTTTGCTGTCCCCTTGGCAATCAACCTCGCAGGACTACGGACTGTTCCAAAGTCAAATGTACCTTTTCTCAGCTTATTCTCTAAAAAACTTTGAAATGTAAGCATGAATTATCTATCATCTACTGACCAATATTCCTCATCATCCATCCAATAATGCAAACACCATCTTCCTGACATGGTTGAATATTGTCTGTCTATTTTGATTATTCCGGCATGAATCTTCCTGTGACAGTTCGCACAAACCACAACTGTATTCTGGTCAGAATAGATTCCTCCCTCATTTCCCTCAGTTATCCTATGCAAATCCAACAATTCATAAGTGTCACAAGGACAAAATCTACATTTGCCTTTTCCCTTCTTTTTTGCTTTTTTGTCTATATTGTTTTTTCTTCTTGGCATGTTTGTTTGTTCTCAACTATATATTTTAGAAGGAGAAACAAACATGAACAACTTTTATGAAAACATTCTGGGCATCATAGCTGTTATCATCATTGGATTCTTTGTCGGATGCGGCATGAGTAAGAAATGCTGTTCTTGCGAATGCTGCAAAGGAACTTGCGATTGTCATGTGCCATGCAAATGCGTGTGCAAATGCTGCGACAACAATTCTTGCACACTTAAAGGCGAATGCTGCAAAGATTGCAAGTGCTGCAAGGAATGCGGCAAGACCAAGTGTTCTTGCTAAATTTTCTTGATTTTCTCGATGATTTTTGTTGTGCTGATGCCCTCAACTAGAGGGCATCTTTTAATTTCCGGCACTATTCCATGTCCGATAATATCTTCTTCCCTGTAATCCTCGCCCTTAACCAAAACATCGGGACTTATTTTCTTGATAAGTTCCAAAGGTGTATCATCATCAAAAACAATGACATAATCGACATACTCACAAGAAGCTAAGAGCGAAATTCGATCATTAATCGAATTGATGGGCCTTCCATCCTTTAACTTGCCAACACTTGCATCTGAATTAACACCAACAACAAGTTTATCTCCCTGACTTTTGGCAAACTTAAATGATTCAATATGGCCCCTGTGCAAAATGTCAAAACATCCATTCGTGAAAACAAGCTTGAACTTTCTGTCACACAAAAAGCCACAATCATCAAAAGAAATTATTTTTGAACCAACATGATCAATTGAAAATAAAAGATCATGCTTAGTTATAGGTTTGTTCTTTTTGTTCAAAACATACAATGTTCCAGCCTTAAATGCCATTTCTGAAGAATCAATAAGACTAAAACCTCTTAGAAGGAACATAGTCAAGAATGCAACAAAACAGTCTCCCGCTCCTATGACCGACTCAGCAACTGCTGGACTTATATCTGGTCTTATTTCACGAAAAACACCATTATCAAATACACTTACACCTTTAGAAGCTTCTGTTATAACAACAGATGAACCAAGAAATTCAGACAAGTAAATTCCAGCATCAAAAACTGTCTTTTTGCCACTCAAACGCAAAGCCTCTTCACGATTTGGCTTGAATACCGTACATCCACGCCACTTTGCAATATCGCCATTCTTAGGATCAACAATTGTGATTGGAAATTTCTTCAAGATTGAATTGTCAAAATAATTAAAAATACCCTTACCGTAATCAGAAAAAATAACAGCCTGATAGTGCTGCTGCCCGAAATAAGATAACAAATTCTTTACGGCATTTTGAAGATTATCATCAGTCAACCCATAATTCTGTTTTTCAAAATCAATTCTGGATACCTGAAAATTGTCTGAGAAAAACCTTTTCTTGCGTGGAATTTTATTTTGTACGATCTGAGAAGCAGAGTTAATTTCTATTCCTGATTTTGCAAAAATCTTAACCGCTTCCTGATCAATCAAGGAAACAAGGCTGACATCTGCGTTAAAATTGCCAAACTGACATGCAACATTAGCCGCTCCACCGGGAACAACTTGTGGATCATTGCACTCTGATTGAAGTATTGGTATCGGATATTCCGGCGATATCCTCTTAACTTGCACATCAAAATATTCATCAATCATAGAATCGCCCAAGACTGCAATTTTCAATCTTGGGCCATTTTTGTCTCTTTCTAAGAATTGCAAAATATTTTCCATGAGATATAGTGACCTTTAGGAGGAAACATGATTACTTTCATTCTTTTGTCTTTTCAAATTATAAACGGCTTAGGATTCAAGATGATTGACCCTCAGGCCCCTGCTGTGTCGGTAAAGGTAAATTAATGCCTAAAATAGAAGCCTTATCAAGCCATTCAGCTTGCTCACGCTTGTTTTCACTATTGACCTGCTTGAATTCAGCGTTAGCAAAAGATTGGAATTGCTGAATATAATCTCTCAAAGACTCGACTTCTAATCTAGTTAGCTTAATTGCACCACGCATGTGGTGGTAATCTTCCCAAGCCTCAACGGCAATAGGCACAATCTGCCTCAATAAAACAAGAATAGCATCAGCGTAAACCCTAATCTCTTTTTGAGCATGACTGTCTGCTCTCAATGCCAAAAAATGAAACAAGTTGTGAAGATCAATCTTCCAATAAAACTCTGTGTAAATATTAAGAGGCAAAACCATTCTGGCTTGCTCTCTCGCAACCCCAGATTTAATCATATATTCGTAAAAATTATAATTATTGTTTGCATCATCAACTATCTTTTTAATACAATAGGAAGAAGAAGCACTTGATTCATCAATGCTGCCATCTCCTCCCTGCTTGTTTATTGAAGATTGTTTTCTCAAATCGCCACTTGCAGGAAAATAAAAATCATCCTTCAGAATTGAATACCTAGCTGAAATTTCATTCGTTGAACTCATGCGATGCCTTGCCCATTGACGACAAACGAAAATAGGCATCTTTACATGAAACTTAAATTCAATCATCTCTAAAGGAGTCGTGTGAGAATGCCTGAGAAGGTAACGAATCAGACCACGATCTTCGTTGACAGTTTTAGTGCCATCTCCATAACTCACTCTAGCAGCCTGAACAATGGCATAATCTGCCGTCTTTCCTTCAGGAACGACTCTAGGCATGACATCCACTAAGGTGACATGCCCTTTGTCAAGGCAATTAATTGATTTCTGGCTTATAGAATCCATAATATCGGGCATGATCTCATCACCTTGCGATTATTTTGTTCCACAATCCAAGTGATTATAACACACCAAACAATCAAAATTCAATGCAAAAAATCAACCAGAATGATGACCAATTTTCATGATAAAAATGCCAATAACCATAGTAATCATTCCTATGATTCCCCACTTATCCACCTTAACATCAAATAAAAAAACAGGTACAAAGTAGAATACTGCCATATAGACAACATCCCACATTAGTACCAAAACAAAAAAGTCTTCCTTATCTTTTGTTATTCTTGTTGACCAATACCAAAGAAGATTATAGAAAACACCTATTAACATGCAAAGTGAAAAATAAGTGTAACTATTTTTATTGAAATGTTCACTAAAAGCAATATATGCATAAGAAAAATAAACCATGCCTGCTAAAAGCAAAAACCACCATTCCATATACCTCCTTGATAGGAACTAGCTGAATTCCATCCAGCCATAGTATGTATGCTTAAAAGGCTTCTTAATTAATTGTTTTGTCACCAAAAGTCATGAGTGTTTTTTGCTTTTCTTTTTGCGCTTAACTTCTCTGCCGCCAATTATTTCTGGATATTGTCTTGCGAATGGACCTCCAAATAAAGGCATCGCAAATGTTGCCACACTAGCTGTACTTGTTCCAACTTCTGTAAGTTTAAGCCATTCTCTGAAAGATAAATTTTTCATCATCACATAGGTGGGCCACCGCCACCGCCTCCACCTTGAATTGCAGGTTGCCATCCACCTGTCTGAAAATTCTGCAAGTCTGGCCTTTTCATAAAATATCTTTTTCTAATTTTTGGACCTTTATCAGGCCTATTTCCTTGAAGATATGTTTTTTCAGTACCTGTGTTAACCATCCTGATGTCAGCGCCAGCAGGACTCATTGATCCCTTAACAATTTTCCAAGGCTGTAACTTATGCCATGTTTCTTTCCCCTGTGGGCCAAGAGCAAAATGAGAAGAAACCCATGGCTCAACAGTAAAAGATTTCTTCAACATTGGAAAAGAAATACCCTCTTCGTCCTCAAGACTATCCCAATAGTCTTGCTTCTTGCCTTTCTCTGGGGAATCTGTTTCCTCCAAGAATTTTCTAAATCCACTTAAACTGTGTTCCATAAACCTATATATGTTTTGTAATGATATATGGAGAATAAAAAATGCAATCTCCCTGTTTTTCATCTTTTCGTGATTTGCTTGATCGTTGGGATAACCAACTTAAAATCAAGGAAAATATTGACTCAATCAACAATATCTTTGATAAACATGAACTAATTCTATTCTTCAAAAAAGGAGATGACTACTTTGGTGCGCCCGAAGATAGCAGAGTCATCTTTGCAAAACTCAAAACAGACACAGAAGATGATCCAATGATGCCCGGATTCAGACAAGAAGCAAGATTCCCAGCAATTAATTTAGCCAAAATAATCAATGATGATCCTGAAAACTCAACAGAATCAGTATTCAGCATCAGAGATTTACCAAAAATCAATGTTTGCAGCAGGGAAGATGCAATCGATAACATCATGAAATTTGCCAAAAAGAAATCAAAGAAAAAATGAAAAGAATCATAATACAAGCTGGAGGAGATGGAAAGAGATGGGAAAATTATCTCTGCGTTAAAAAACATTTCATCGAAATAGAAGGCGAAATTTTAATCGAAAGAATTGTTCGCCAAGTTAAAAAATATACCAACGACATCCACATAGTCGGATCTGATGAAAAATATAAAATTGAAGGATGCAATTTACTAATACCACATCAAGACCCAAAATGGAAAGATTGTTCAATCTTCAAATCATCAGAATTTCTTTGGTCAAATGAAAGCGAAACTATTCTCATGGCAGGAGATGCCTACTACACCGATAAAGCAATTGATCTCACTTTCAATCACGAATTAGATTGGAGATGGGTTGCCAGATTGTCACCATCAAGCTTCACAGGATGCGAATATAAGGAAACATTCGCATTGTCTTTCAAAAAAAATATGAACAAAATAATATCAAATTATATTGATGAAATTATTGAAAAACAAATCATGAGACTGTCAAATTATCGCCTCATGGCCAAACTCGCAAATAAAGAGATCAATGACATAGAAGGATGCACTGATATAGAAGAATTAAAAAATTATCCGAACATAGCACACATCGACGATTGGACTGAAGACTTCGATTATCCCCATGACTTTGAAAGATGGAAAGAAAGAAGAAAAGAAAAATGACACTTCCATTTCCAAAAGATAACGGGAAAAGAATCTACACATGCTTTGTGTGCGGGGTGGGACATGATGATTTTGAAAACTATAAAAATCATATTATCGAATCTCACGAAGAAGGCAGAGATTATGTTCTATGTCCTCTTGCTCGTTGTGGCGCTCCCGTTCGTTGTGTACGAACACACTACAAAACAAAGCATCCGCATGAAAAAATTACGCCGAAAATCGGACAGATGAAGGCTATTATATGGAAAGACCAGTCAGCCAAGGGCGGAGGTCTGAAAAAACGCAAGCCCAAGTTCCGTGAAGGATACATGATATCCAACAAAAACGGAGGCAAGGAAATGCACTATCGATCAGGAATGGAATGCGATGTCTACGAATGCTTGGAAGCAATGCCAGAAGTTATTGGATACGAAGTAGAACCACTTAAGGTCCAATATACATTTGAAGGAAACATTCATGAATACAACCCTGATCTAAAGGTTGCATTCGATGACGGAAGAATCGAAATTTGGGAAATCAAACCGGCAAACCAAACAACATTGCCAAGGAATAATGCGAAATGGACAGCATGCAACCAGTATTGCCAGCAGAGAGGATTAGGATTTATGGTATTGACGGAAGTCGGGATGGGAAAGCTCAAACAAAGATTGAAAAATATAGTTCAATAAAAATACTAGACGAACATATCGTTCACCAATGCCAAGAAAGAGAATTTGGCATCAGATGGCTACAAGGCGCTCATCCACAACTAGGAGCAATTATCCAAGGCCAACATGGTTACGAAACAGTACAAAAATTCTCAAGATATAAATCCTAACTATTTTTTTTTCAAAAATGGCCTAAACAACTTAACTGGATTGTTTTTGGTATTCTCAAGGCTATGTCCACAAGGACCATAATTGCCCAATATCTCCTCAAACCTGAAAACATCCCTTATAAACCAATAAACAGCCTTGCTTCCAAACAAACTCTCATCAACATACCTTATCTCAACATTTTGCTTCCTTCTGCTGTTAGTGTGATTCACCAAAGCTCCATATCCCAATGGACAAATTAAATAATTACCCAATTCAATCTTGTTGTTTTCAACCTTGATTTCAGAAGCAAACTTGTAACGATCCAAAAAACATGTTGTTCTGTCAGACTCAGAACCTCTCTCAACCAAAACTCCAGTAATAGGCATATATTCTCCTGCCAAAATATCTCTGGCAGCAAATACACCCCTTCCAGCACCAACTATTTTTGATGCCGAAATGTAAAAACGATCATCTTTTTCTTCAAATACAATCATTTTTTTTGATACATTTTAGTCTGCAAAATATATGGAACTACTTTCTCTTGAATCTTTTCATAAAAATCCTCTATAGAACCATCATTGACTAAATAATAATCAAAATACATCAATTCTGAAGGTGTCGAAACATGATGATGCATTAGGATTTGTTGATGGTCAATTGGACCTTCATTCAAATTATTTTTCGCCCAATCCAACAAAGGTCTTATCTGCGATTCACTAGGATTAGGATCATTATTCAAATAACCCGGCCTATAAATCAAAAACATAATTCCATCTTTTTCCTTGATTCTCTTGGCTTCATTGAAATATCTTCCATCACTAATGATAAGGTTTTGACCATTATCCCTTAAAGCAATTTCAATCCAAATTTCATCACGAATTTTACGATATCCATCTCCAATAAATTGAAGACATTGACGAATTGGCATAAGGAAACCGGGAGGATTTTCTGGAATTCTTTTCCATTTTTCTATAAAATCACGGTCAACCCCAAAAGCATTGCAAAATGTTTCTTTGACAGCATTGGCAAATGCTCCCCTAGTCCACTTTATGTCATATTGATTGAGTTTTATTGCCAGATAGTCACAAAAAGTGTCTTTTCCCATGGCAAGTTGCGATGTACATCCAATAACTTTCATAGCATTCTCCCTATAATAAATTATAAATGGAGTTTACACGATGGCCAAGAAAAAAGAAATAGAGAAAATTTGCGGAAACTGCCTCCTTTACAACAATGAAAAAAAAGAATGTAAAGTTGCAGTCTTAATTGAAGGACAAGAATATCACATGCCTGTCCTCACCCGTGACAAATGCCATCTCGATGAACTAAATATACCCGTCAATCAAGTTAGATGGTGGGTAGAAGATGAAAATGGAAATAAAATCGATGGAAATGGAATTGTAAAAGTCGAATACCCAACCGAATTTTTCGGACAAGAAAGGAAATAAATGGCCTGTGAATCTCCTTATAGTGTATCACTTCTGATTGTTCAATATTTTAATTTAGATTTTCAAAAAACTTATATTGATGGCCAAGGCAATCAGGGTGTTTTTTATGACATAAATCCTGCTGGTATAAAAGGTTTGCGTACTAATGATATCAATACAAATTATGGACCTCAACCAGCTTTTTGTCCATGTGATGAAAGAATTGACCAAACTGTAACACCAATTTATCAGAATCAAACACTTTGGTCAAGAACTACATGTTGTTCGCCATGCGCTCAAGATGCAAATCCTGCCAAAACAACTGGTTATATTGCAGGAAGTGTTGTCCGATATGAAGATGGTAGCATAAGTGGGGGTTTACTGCAATCAAATAGATATCCACCCCTAAGCGACAATAAAAGATGGCAATGTGCAACTAGTTCTATTGCGGTAGACCAAATGACTTGGGTAAGAGAAGGGCCAAATGGTCAATATCCTTTTTGTTATTATGGAATTTGTTGGAAAGATGGAGAAATAGATCCTTATACAGATGTAGAAACATCTGGAGGTATTCTTTTTAGTTCTTCTTATTATTATTTGACTTTTAGCAATTTTTCTTACATATACCAATCATTCTACGAAGATATTTGTTGCGCCACAGGAAATGAAGCATATCCTTATTATGGTGGCGCTGCTAATGAATACTATATATGGTATCAAGGTGAATTTTTTGGTTATATGCCATCTTATGCTCTTCAAAGTTTTGTTCTTAATGTTGATTATTATAATTATTATTATGGTGGATATTATTATTATTCATATATTATGATTTTAGGTGTTACAGCCGCAAAAGGTGGAACATATAGAATTAAAATGACAAGTTATTTAGCAGTCAACCCAAACTTTTACACTGGACCACCTCTTCCGGGCTCAGAAAAAGGAACAATGGAAGAAACAGGTGTTCGTAAAATAGATAAAGGCGGATATTATAACAATTATTTTTATTCTTTTGCGAATGGACAACCTTGTAATACTTTGGAAGCATTTAGTGATTATTGGATTTTTTCTATTGATAGCAGCGTTGTTAAAGGTGGTTTGGTTAACCCTGAGGTTTGGCTTGGATATATTGGAGACAGAAAATACATAAATTCCAATTCATTTATTACTACAGAAGAACTTTTTTTTGTAAGTTGTATAGTTGTTGTAAGAAAAAATGGAACTATACAAGCTCATTTTGGCCACCATCAAGTAGAAGGAATACAACAATCTGACATTATTTACGATTATGTTTTAATACTTCCACTTGTAATACCAGAATTTACATACTTAGGAATTGTTTATGAAGCAAAAACTATTCCTTTTGTATTAGAAAATTATTGGTATAACACAGATGAAATCAACATGTATATGACATTGCGTAATTCTGGGAATTGTCAAGGTAGAAATTTATTTTCAAAAATCATGCAAGCAGCATGCACTAACAATGAAAAAATTTCACCTACATTTCGCAGAAGAATGCTAGAAAAGCAAGTCCTTTCGAGAATAAAGAAAGTACATTACAAACCTTGAGCCTGTTTGATCATCTTGTTGACTGCATCGATTTTCATGTTGATAATCTTAGACAACTTCTGAGGATCGCATGATGCGATATCCTTGGCAGTTTTAACTCCAGCATCATACAACTTGTTCGCACGAACCTTGCCAATATTTTCAATTTTGCAAAGATCAATTAAATGTACAGGAACACCATAAGCAATTCTCCCTTCCAATGTCTTGAACCATCCAGCCTTATTCCAATAACCACTCATACTATCCAATGCAATCAAAACCTGACTCAATCTATTGAAATCTTGCTGAATGCCTCTTTGAAAACTTGCTAAAGCCTGCGAATTGGTTCCACTCAAAAGACAATAATATGCATAACCAGCCTTGATTGCTCCGTCCAAAAGAAAACCATTTTGCATTTTTGCCTTATTAGCGTAAAGGCTCATTTCTTCCTTTTCTAATTTATTTACAATATTTGACATTTGGCTATCAATATTGCCAATAGCAAGAGACAAAGCGTGATCATCATCTTGCTTATTCAAATCAAATAATTTAGAAAAGTTGAAATACAAGTGGCTCACATCAAATGGACTCATGTAGAACATACTGGCCACTTTACCAATAGTTTTGGCTTTCCACTTGCCATCTTCCTCTACAATTGCCCCACATTTTTTCAATAGTTCCAATGTTGAATCAATGACATTATCGCTCAATGCCTTGTTTTGGAAAAAAGCAAGAGACCTTTTGAACCATTTGTTGACATCATCTGTAGTTTCAATTCCGCCAAAGGAAATTTCACTTACTAAGTGGAAAGCAAGGGTTTTGTACTTTCCGCCTACATTTTCTAAAAGTTGAGACTCGATTCTATTTGATTTGCTATATTTTGATTTGTAATTATTGACTTTGCTTTCTGGAACAAGAATATAGGCATCTCCCATTGGATCAATACCATATCTTCCTGATCGACCGATCATTTGAAGGATGTCGTGAGATTCAACCTCATCGACACCACGATGGACTCCAAGAATGATGACACGACGAGCGGGCATATTTAGGCCCCAAGCCAATGTGCTTGTTGCAACAATTACTCTAAACTTGGGATCGTTCTTGAATCTATCTTCAACCTTTGCTCTTTCAGAGGATTCTAGATCAGCATTATGAAATTGACAATCAATTCCTGCTGACTTTAATTCCTTCTTCATCAATTCGCCGGTTCTCTTGGTGTGAGAAAAAACAAGAAATTTATCATCTTTGTACCAATCAATGATGTCCAAAGCTTTATTTACTTTTTCTCTTTCTAACGCATCATATCCCCTGATATCATCATCATAAGATTCATAGTGAACTGTTAAAGGTACTGGTCTATAATCAGATCGCAGAACATAAGTGTTCTTTTGATTTAGACTATAGCTAACCCATTCTGATATTTCTTCAACATTTGGCATTGTTGCAGAGAGAAGAACGAGTCTGGAATTGGGATTGATTTGTGTGAATTTCATCAATCCAACCTCAAGATGATCTCCTCGACCTTTAACTGTGAGCAAATGGCTTTCATCGATGATGAGTGTGCCTACTTCTTTAAGAAAATTACTTTGTTCTGATGTATGACATCGGCTTCTATGACTAAGCATTTCGCTTGTCATAATGATAATATTAGCTTCATTAAGTTCTTTTGCTCTTTCTTTTGTGAGTCTGAAGTCGCCTGTACATATGCTTATTTTTTGATCAGAGAAGTGATATTCTGGGTTTGTCCAGTCTGTTACCTTTTCACGAGCTAAGGCTCTGAGAGGGGCAAGGAACATTCCTTTTCCTCCTCTTTCACGGATTTCTTGAGCGAGGAACTGCTCTGCCACTACTGTTTTACCAGCACTCGTTCTTGCGGCGACAAGGGCGTTGCAATCTTGGTTATAAAATTCCATAACCCTGCTTTGGACAGGGTTGAATTTTTCAAATTTCCATTTAGCGAATGGATATTCTAATGTGGCTACGCAAACATCTTGATCAGAAACTTTGATGATTGGTGGCATGAAGACCTCTTGATTTTTTTTGATTATAGCAAATTAATCAGGGTTTTCAATATGGAATTTGGTCTGCGAACATATCGAGGATTTTTTTGTTTTCTTTGAATCGTCGAACATCATTTTTATTTGTTTCTCGGTCAAAGCTGTCGAACATAATAATGGTGTCTGCGGCTCCTTCACGATAGCCGTGAAATCTTCCCCAGCAAAAACCAAGAGCCAAGCCAGCAATGCCAGCAAGGCTCATTGGAATTAGATGCAATGCGTACTTAATCAAGCAGCAACCCCTGATCTCTTCTCATGTTCTTTATTCACTGCGAAGAAGATATGATCTACCATGTCGTAGAAGTCATTGCAAGTGGAAGCTGTTGAAAACCACTTATCGATCTCACGAATTCCACCTAGAAAATCAACAGCTTCGGCAAGATCTCCTCCTAGTCTTTGGCTTAATCTGCCGTGAAGGAAACGAAGATTGTCATCGGAAAGTTTAAGGCAGAACTCTTTTAGATATACTTCAGGCTTTTTCATGACATACCTCTATGGAGCGATAGTGTGGACATTTTTGATGCCGACAAATTGGAAAAAATCCTCATTGCCAACTGGACACACTTTATTGACAGTTCAAAGTTGATGGCATATGCACTTAAACAAGTACAAGAAAATGCCAGTCACCTTGAAATTATATCTGGCGAACAAATCAAAAACAAAGGAGTGAGAATAACCATATCTAGGTTTTACTATTCTCCGAATGGATTTCTTATATGGATTGAGTTCAATGCTCCAATAGCCCCCAAGAATAATTATGCCGAGGGGACATTGGAGGTTTTATTGAATCATCATGGTCAACTTAAATTAATTAACATTAATGGTCACATTAATTAAACAACATCAAATCTTCTGATGTGATCGCCTTCTTGGTCAATGAACTTGTCTTCAAAAACAAGAACCTTTTCATCATCGTTGAACCTAAGACCCATGTTGTAAGCATCCAAACTTGTCGATCTTCCTTCCCTTGATGTGATAACCCAGCAGTAATCGTCTTTTCTAACAAGTTCGCCTTTTTGATTTTCTTGTGTTGTGCCAATTTCCAATTTAACGCCATCTGGTAAAAGTATTTCAATCTGACCATGTTTCATTAAATGGTCTATGATAAGAGACTGAATTTTTTTCTTTTTCATGTTTAGACCCTCGTTAAAGGAAAGCGTCCTGAGTTGACGCTACAAGGGTATATATTGTGATTAAATACTGATTGAAAAAATCTTCTAACCGAACTACATGTTTAGAAAAAATCAATATTTTGAGGTTGCATATAAGTGTATTGCAATCCCTCAAATTCACATGATTCTGTGTTGTTTTGTTCTGGAATAGGCATAGATTTTCCTTGCCTATCTGAACATAATGACCAAATGTATATTTTCCTGTGTTCTTTGTAAATTTCAATAAGGGAAAGATTTTTGCTTCCCAAGAATCTTCTTCCTATTTTACAAATCAAATTAAAAGGAAGGAATGGGCTTTTGAGGTTGTGTATTTGCAAAGTTTCAATCAAATAATTGTCATAATCCGATTTTTGGTAATGCAAAAAAAGAGAGTAACCGTCGATTGTGACTTGTCTTGCTTTGAATATTCCCAAATCATCCTCCCAGATGCCTACAGGCATTTTGGGATAATTAAAAGGAACAAGAACCTCTCCCAAGGATTTCATTTCCTTTGCGATTTCATCCAAAACCTGTTGCTTATAAGGGTACATAAGCCTCCCGCCATCTAATGACGGATTTTCAAGACATGATAGCCATGCCTTAATTATATACGATATTTGAAATTAAATATATCATCGTAATCGACCGACATATTTCCATATTCAAAACACATTTCTTCTATTTCCTTCTGGGCATAGCGCCTTGCGTTATTGCCCATTATTCCATGATTCAATGAATAATTACAATTTAAGTGAAGCCTATCAAGAAACCATTCGTAAACTTGCTTGGCTCCCAGACTTAAATCAGTCTTTTTGTTGAATCCAAGGAAATCAAAAACATCTTTGGGGTCCAGCCAGCAGTAACCTGACCACTTATCTCCCTCAAAATAATTATTTGGCATTCCAAATTTCAATGACCTTTCAATGAAATGCAGCAAAAGTCGAATATAATTCTTAGCAATCCATGGGTCAAGACAGCAATCTCCATCCATAATGCGGAATTCAATTGTCTTTCTTTTATTGTTGTGATAATGGTAAGTGTTGATTGTATAGTATTTGCAAGATCCTAGTCTTCTGATTAGATAATCATTTGCATGAAAGCTATCTTCTACTTTTTCAAATATATCCGACTGACCTAAAAGTTGGCAATATTGATTTCTTTTCCTGAGTATTGGAACAGAATCCATGAAAACAGGCTCGCATTTTACCCACCAAGTAATAATTGTTGCCACTTCTTGTTCAGTTAAATCGCTCACATCAACATGAACATGGAAACTGCAACGGTCATCGGCATTTACCTTCTTGTCGTTACCAAGAGCCTCAATAACCCTACAAGTTTCCATTAGACCAATCCAGCCTTTAAGGACTGGAGTGCAGATTTCAATGCCGCAACTACTATCTGGCTTGATTATCCATGATGTGTTGTTGTGATCATAACTCCATTTGTGAATTTTTACTGTATTTTCTGATGATTTTTGAACCAAGTTGGCTACATAGTATGTGCCTTCTGGCAACTTGCCTTCACCATGTCCAACTGGCCTACTTCTAAAATCAAAAGCATTGATTTCGATTTCTGCGCCAAATCTGCGGAGGTAATTCAAATCGATTTTTTCTTTATATGAATCCATCGAAAACCTCCCACCATCTATTATAAGAGAAAGTAAAAGGCAAGTAGTATTTTGTTTGTAAATACCTATAATTGTGTTGTGCAGAAGATTAAAACCCAAATAACTTGCTGCAAACACCAAACAGCGAAATCACGGAGCAAATCATGAAGTGTCTTTTAATTGAACTCAAGGACAAACGCAAATTCTTCACCCATCAAAAAAATTTCAACCAACTCATAGAGTTCTGCAATAGTTTCAAAGCCAACATGTCTCTTGTAAACATGAAAAATGGCAATGTCATCGATCTTGATGAGTTAGTTCCAGCCTTCTGTAATCCAAAGCAAAAAAATCAAAAATATGAGTACACTCTTATCGAAAACAAAATGATTACCAGAGAAGATAATCAAAATATAACAAATAAAAATACAACAAATCAAAATATAAAAAACTATATCAGAAGAAAACTACTTTCAAAAAAAACTGTTAGCATTCAAGATTTGAAAAGAAGATACGATAAGAAAGGATTTGGAACAGCCGCAATCAACAGTTGTTTCAATCAAGTCAAAAATGAATTAAAAAAAGAAGGCTATAATTTCACTAAAATCTCTGCTGGTAATTACAAGATTTCTTAAACAACAAAAAAACCTCTGACTAATTTTCATAGTCAGAGGTTTTTTAATTTATCATAAGGTTACGATCAACCTTCCAATTCCTCGTCAATGCTATCATCGCTGAGAGAATCGACTTCTGACAATTCTACATCAGAATCATCTTCTGCTCTTCCAGCGATTGCTTCCTTGTAGGGCTCAAGATAATCTTCAACTTCCTTAGTTGAGGATGCATCAATGAGTGATGGGCATTTTAGAAGAATATCCATAGGGACATCATTTCTATCCATACTGGCCCGGAACTTTACTTCCTCGCCATTGGAAAAAGCAGGCTTTACCTTAAATGATCCAGTTCCTGATATCTCGATCCTGTCTGAATCAAGAAGGCAAGAAAGTAGTCCGCTGATTGGATTGATTCCCTTATCGAACAACAACTGGACATTTTCAGACTCGACAAAAGGTCTGTGAGTCTTGTTTTTTACATTCTTGAGCTTCACATTAATGCCCAAGATTTTCTTTTTCTTGGCGCTTAACTTCTTTTCTATTTTCTGCATTGTCTTGGTTTCAAGACGGCAAGAAGCATAGAAAGGAAGAGCGTTTCCTCCACCAGCCGTGGTTTTGGTTGGAATGTAAGTTCCAATCTTATCACGAGTTTGGTTGAGAATCACAACTGTTGCGTTGTGTTTCTCCATGACAGTGTTGAGTTTTCGCAATTCTCTAGAGCAAATTTTGGCCCTTTCGCCGGGTTGCTCATTACCTCCAACTATCTTCTTAAATTGCTCTTTCGTGAAATTTTCTGGAAGAGCAACTTCACGCAATTCACGGGCAGAAGGACTTACTCCAATCGAGTCATAAACAATGACGATAGGCACTTCATTGCTTGTTTTTTCACGAGCCTTCTCAATAACACGATACATTGTTGAAAAAACTGCTTCGAGCGTTTCTGGAGTGTGTCGCACAATTCTCTTCAAGTTGCAATGGCTTGCCAACTGAATGAATTCCTTGTTTGCACTGTTTTCGCAGTCCATGAGGACTGGAACTCCTTTCATCTTCTGTGTGCCGAAAAGAATATTGGCACCCAAAAGAGACTTTGATGAACTGTTTGGGCCATAAATTTCGGTGAGTTTGCCACCGGGTATTCCACCAGTAATGAACTTGCCCGAACAAATATAGTTCAGAGCTAGGCTACCAGTGTCCACAAAATATTTAACTGAATCAATTTGATCAAGGACATCGCCTCCTGTTTCCTCTGCCAAATCACAAAAGAAACTATCATCAACGCCTTCAGATGCCTTTTTCTTAGCCATGGTCTGCCTTCCTTTATTCGCAAGTGAAAGAAAAAATAAGTACTGCCCAGACAAAAATCTGGGCAGTACTTATTTGGGTTACATACCATTGAGTTCTTTTAGGAAGTCATCATCAGCCAAATCCTCGTTTTCCTTAGTTTCTTCCTTGGAAACAGGAGTTGTGCTTACTACAAGTTCTTCACGAATCGCTTCAGCAGGCTTGGCCTTAACTGGATTTGTATTTCTGAACTCGCTCAGATCGCTGTCATTTGAGTTCGAGCTTTCCCTTACCATTCCCAAGTGAACCTTGAGAGCATGCTTGAGTTCATCCACAGACTTGATTGCCCTTAAGGCTTGCAAATCGTGAAGGCTATCAAGCCAACTCTTCAACTCATCCAAGCTACCAGCGGGAGACTGGTCTTCAAACTTAGAGTTGTCGTAGTTGGGGTATTCCATACCACCACCACCTTTGACAACCTTCTTAACGACACGGAAGTCACGACCATCCTTGGGATGAGTGATGTCTCCCAATGGCTTTTCGCCAGCAGCTTCATCACCTTTCATAGCCCGAATAATCTTGGAATGAGTGGTTTTGCCGCAAGAGAAAATCTTGGGTCCAACATTCTTCTTGATATTGCCATCCTTGTCCTTTTCAGAACGAACGATGACATTGTAGTAATATCTTTCGACAGGCTTGATTGCACGGGCTTGATTCTGCAATTCTTCCTGAGCCTTGCCTGAAAGACTCTCAGACCTTTGCCACAAGTCGCTGTAATACTTGCAGATAATGCAATCTCCAAGCCAGCGTGGTGGACCACCCCTGTCGCTGTCTGTCAACTTGCGTGGACAATGATAGGTTTTCTTCTGCCTTGTTTCTGGATTGGAAAGGGTGTGAACACGGGTGGCACACCATACGCTTCCGCCTTTCTTGCGAGGCAGAATGCGGAGCATGACATAGCCATCCCTATCTGGCATCTTGACGAATTTCTCAAGGTAATCACCTCCTCCGGCATTGGAAGTGGCCTCCTCGGAAACTCGTTGTGCCTCTTTGTTAATTTCAGAAAGATCAAGTGGTTCAAAGTCGAGTGACATAGTAGCCTCATGGTAAAAAGTAATGTGACGGTGATGATGCCGTCACAAACCTATTATCACCAGATGAGGCCCAAAAATTGATATAAATCTGAAAATTTTATTTTTGTTGTAAAGAGTCTTCTGTCTTGCCTGATTTGCTTGCTGCTTCATCGAGGTCTTCCACTACCTTTTGCATTTTCAAGGCTTTGGCGTGAAGGGCATCCATTTTTTCTTTCATGGAATGGTATCCTTCTTCCTCAAGTTGGCTGTTCAAATTGGTTCTTGCAGCTTGTTCCTGTTCGTATTCCTGCTCAAGATTTTTCAAGATGGCTAGATTTCGTTTTAATTTTTCGCTCACTTTTTTTTCCCTTTCTGCCTTTTTGGCTTCTGCCAATTCTGGGTTGCCGGGAAGAGCGGCTGGAATATGTCCATGTTCTAGGAGAAACATTTCTTTATCCTTTTTCCTTTCATCCTCTACAAGTTTCCTTTCTTTGCGTATTTCTTCACGCCTATCAAGAACCTTCTTCCTGACGGCGTTCTCACGCTCTTTTCTCTTTTGAATATCTTTTCTTGATAGTGACATGTCATTATTTCCTTCTTAAATCAGGCATACCGGGATCTCTTGCTGCGTTTCCCCAATAGAGGTTGCCCCCATCTTTTTCTTCTTTGGTTTCACTAAAACCAAGCTCTCTGTCCGCAATAAGGTTGATGTTTGCTGGAACAAAGTAAACATCCGAAACCATTTGTTCTCTTCCTGTGTCATCTTGAGTGACAAAAATCTCTCCCCCATTTGGTGATGGGCGCTTTTCAAAAATAGGATACCTCTTGTTGACAGTAAAACGCAGGTTTTTCTGTTTGGCTGTATGCAAATGCATGGGTTCAGGCAAATAAACCATCTGGTCAACTGTTTTTCTTGTCTGTTGAGAAGGTTTTTGCTGATTATGAGGATGAACAGCAGCCGCTGATAATTGCTGAATAGGCATTGAAGTATTTGATGCCTGTTGAAATTCGCTAACTGTATATTGAGGATTTTGAGAAGGACTTGTTTGAATTATTTCTTCGACAGTTATAAAAGATTCTTCTCCACCACCATCAAACAAAAACTTTTTGTTCTTTATGATGATTCCGCCTTTTGATTCTTTGAAGCTTACGGCCTTTTTGCTCAACTCAAAAATTTCGACATCCGTGATCCAAATGTCTCTTCTTGCCATCTGAGCCATAATTGAAGCGGCCAACCTTTCCAAACTAACATCATCAAATGGATCGCCAACCTTTTTCTTGAAGGTTTTCGTTTCCTGCCTATCGTAATCTCCATCAACTTTTTCATGATAGTGATATATGCATTCAAATCCCACGATAACCCTCCTGCCCAATATAATAAATTAGTCTAATAGCCATTTATTTTTGCAAAATCATTGTTCCATGCCTTGTGTTGAAGAAACAAGACTCTCTATTTTTGCTAAACGCAAATGCCTCAAATGCATCTTTGGTAGCCTGATTTCTTCTTATGTTGTCACAAACCATTATTGCATTTTCATTTAAGTGAGGCCAAACAAATTCAAAATACTGAAGTTGTTTGTCGTATTTTTCTTCAACAGAAAAAATTACCATATCCCATCTATTTTCAAAAACTTTGTCAAAAACATCATCATGAATAGAACCATAGTGATATTTTGAATTACCCTTGTATGATCTTCTTATATTCCTAGCACCAATTCTTTCTGAAAAGAAAGAACCATCGCTCTCCCTAAATGCAAAATAATTCTTCACGGTCTTGCAAGAAATCATGAAACACGCAGAGAAAAGACCCAAATCAAAACCAAATTCCATCAAACTGTTTGGAGAAATATACTTACCCAAATGATAGTAAAATCCAGCATAATTAGGATCGCAATAAGAAGGCGATTTTCTAGATAACTCATCAATCATGCAATATCTGTCTAGCAAAACACGACCGCTTATGAGTTGTTTTTTTAGATCGACATCAACTTTTTTTTTCAAATATTCGAGTTCAATTTGTTTCATGTATCACTTTTTGCACTCCTAAACTTTATCAGAGTAATGGAAGACCTACATATTTACTTTGAAACAGGAGCGATTGGAGATACAGGACTTAACCTGTGCAGAGCCAATATCGCAATGACAGAGAGAAATCTCCAATCAACAATCGTCCACACATCCCCAATATTCAAATCGCACGGCAAAGTGAAAAAAAGTTGCCAAAATGTTAAGACAATTCTTGATTCTTGTAATTTCATCAAAAAAATTGAATATGACATCGACTACGACAATGACAGTTCATTTTATTTCAGTAAAAAATATAATTGTAAAATATTCCAGCCAATGAACTTTCGTAACAGTCATGACATCAAGGAATGGGTTGATTTAAGAAAGTACATACCAGAAAAAAAGCAAAATGAAAAAGTTGCAGTTCTGCAACCAGTAAGCCTTGAGATGAAGCCTCAGCAGTTTTTGGACTGGTATGTGCCTACATGGGATAGATGTGTAAACATTCTTCATGAAAAAGGTTTCAAAATATTAATGGTTGGAGGACCAAACGATCCATATCAATCATGCATGAAAAAAGAAACAATAGAGAAGACAATTAACAAAATAGGTTCATGGTCGATTCTGGAATCGTTGGCTTTTACAATTTACGAAGCAGATTTGGTTTTGGCTTGTGATAGTTGGAGCGCCATATGGGGACCAGCCGCAAAAGTAAAAACATTCACCTCTTGGGGATACAGAATGGAAAATAATATCGACTTTTGGGTTACAGGTTTCTTAGGCAACAAAGAACATTATGAATTTGGATGGAGTTCACAAAAAGAATATTGCGATGCCTACCTTGCTGGTCGTATAAGCGATTATCTCAGAGAGGAAAAATAATGGCAAAGTATGATTTTCTCATAGTTGGATCTGGTTTTTTCGGTTCTACCTTTGCCCGCAAGGCAACAGATGCAGGAAAAAAATGCCTTGTCATAGACAAAAATAACCACATTGCTGGAGCAACTTATGACAAAAGATGGCAGAACGGAATATTGGTTAGCGAATATGGAGCGCATATATTCCACACTCAAAGTGAAGAAGTTTGGGAATTCATCAATAAATTCACAAAAATAATTCCTTACATCAACAAACCCAAGGCTTTGTCTCAAGGCAAAGTTTTCTCTTTCCCAATCAACATGATGACACTTCACCAATTGTGGGGAGTTGTCACACCAGAAGATGCTCAAAGAAAACTGCAAGAAGTAAGAATTCCTTGCGATAATCCAAGAAACTTTGAAGAATGGGCTTTGGACAGGGTTGGTCGTGAAATTTATGATTTATTTTTCTATCACTACACAAAAAAGCAATGGCTAAAGGAACCATCCGAACTACCTGCCTCCATCATTCAAAGACTTCCAATAAGACTAACTTACGAAGAAAATTATTTTACAACAAAATATCAAGGAATGCCAAAAGAAGGATATTCCCAAACAATTAGAAAAATGCTTGATGGAATCGATATCAATCTTGGAGTTGACTTTTTCACCATGAGAAACAAATGGAGAGATTACGCCAATCATCTTGTTTACACAGGACCAATAGATAAATTTTACGATTATGAGTACGGATTCTTGGAATACAACACTTTAACTTTTGAACACAAGACATTCTATGGCGACTACCAAGGAACGGCAGTTTTCAACCATGTAGATGGATCAAAACCATACATCAGAAGCATTGAACACAAGCATTTCCACAATGAAACGCCAAAACATTATGAAACAAAAAATCAAGAAAAAGAAGAAACAGTTGTGAGTTTTGACATACCAATATCATTCAAAGACCATCCTGAACCTTACTACCCAATAAGGGATGAAAAGAACAGTTTCATTTACAACAAATATGCTAATCTGAAAATAAATCACAACGATGTTACATTTGGAGGTAGACTAGGAGAATACAAGTATTTGGACATAGATCAGACTATAGGTTCAGCATTGTCAAAGTGGAAGACATTTATGAATCAGGGGGCTTAATCAACACGATTGGCCCCCTTGTCTCAACCTAAGTTTGTTGCATAAACTTTGGAATTTCCCTTGAACGCTGCCATAAAGCATCCCGCTCCTGTATTGGGTCTTTCTTTTACTTCAAAATGATCTGGTATCCATACAGACATCCTGAACATTTATAATTGAAATAAATTGAGGTAGTACGGAAGAGACACCATATTTATGTTCCGCTATGTAAAGAAAAAACAAATAAATCCAATTACATTGAAGGAACACTTCATTCGTCGCAATAAAGTTCTAATTAAAAGAAAATACGGAGGATATGGTGACATCGTCATGCAAAGGATGATGTTTGAAGATTTTAGTACAACATTTTCAGAAATTGATTTACATTATTGCTGTCCTCAAAAATACTTACAACTGGCATCAGATCAACCTTTTGCAAAAACAATCCCAATTGAAAAAATAAAAGAACGAGAATATGGAATCATATATGACATCAGTACTGCATGCAGAGTACACGAAAGCATGCACTTAGGATCAAATACTCTACACAGAAGCGATATATGGGCAAGACATTGTGGAGTAAAACTGAACAATCACAAATGTCACCTTCAAGCAAAAAATATTGAAATATATAAAGAAGCACTCAATTCAATTAACGATAAAAAACTCCCAACTGTATTATTCGTCACCAAATCAACAACTTGTGAATTCGGACAAGCAAAAAGCCTTACAGATCAACAAATTTACGAAACATGTAAGCTTCTACAAGAAGAAGGATATTTTGTTTTTACAATTCATGATTCATCAATCGAAATATTCCAAATGATGAATATACCACAATTTATAAACATCGAATTAGAGTCTTGGGTAGGTCTTGTTGAAGCAGCAGAATATGTAATTTCAATCGACACAGGAACATTCCACATAGCAGGAGCATTGAAAAAACCTCTAGTTGGTATTTTCTCTTTCACAAATGGAAAAGTTTACGGCAAATACTTTGATTTTGAACTTGTCCAAAAACACAAAGACAATGGCGACTGGGAATGCGGACCATGCTTCATGTTTATACAATGCCCAAAATCAAAGCAAAATGTCAAACCATGCATGACTGAATTAACAAGCCAACAAATCATGCAATCATTCAAAAAAGTTGTTGAAAAAACCAAAAAACTGGAATTCACGAATCATAAAACTTAAAATTAAAAAAAGATGGATTATTTGATGAATTTGAATCAAGACATACAAAGCTTATTGCATTCTCATATTCTTCCTTTTATGGCAGATGAATCTCTTTCTCATCGTGCTGTCGGAGATATGATTGAACACCTTTCATCAAAAATAATCTCAAATCAATATCAGGCCCAATTCACCAAATCAAAAAGTAAAAAATCAGTAGACGACTTTTCCATCTCTGTTGATAAAATCAAACACTTATTCGACATAAAGTCGCATCACATCAACGAATCAGGCTTTTCTATGCCTAATTTAATTTCAGTCAAAAGACTGATAAAATTACTCAAGGATGAAGAACTAACATTAAATTACATATTTATCGATTACAAAAGAAAAGAAGGAAAAGTAGAAATAGCAGAAATTAAAATTATTCCAATTTGGGAATTAGACTGGAATTGCCTAAGCATCGGTGCCTTAGGTTATGGGCAAATTCAAATATCAAATAAAAACAAGCCAATCATAACAACACAAATTGGAAGAAATGAATGGAAAAACATCTTGAAAAAACAAGTAATTAATTTCTACTGCAAACAAATTGTTAAATACGAAAAACAAATGAAAATATGGTCTTGTTAGTCAACGAATTCCACTTCGACTCCTGATTCCCTAAAAAGAACCAAAGAAAGCTCTATATGATCCTTCCATCTTGGATTGTCGCTATTTGGAGAAACTACCTTCTTGATTCCAGATTGAATTATCATCGAAGCACAAACTGAACATGGCATCATTGGATAAGTATATATTGTGCATCCCTTGACTGATCCCCTTGCGAAAAGAAGAGCATTCCTCTCAGCATGAACGATAATGGAATATTTCAAATCACGGTTGTTGAGCCTTTCTTCGGTGTCCTGTATGCCTCTTGGAAAGCCATTGTAACCAGTTGAAACAACTCTTCTATCATCATCGACAATTACCGCTCCAACCTTGGTGCTTGGGTCTTTAGATGCTGTCGAAATGTATTCGGCTAGACCCAAAAACCACTTATTCCATTTTATCGACATCTTTTACCTTACCAGTCCTTCCCTTTTTTTTTACTTTAATCTTCTTCTGATCTCTCATATCCATGACAAAATGATAAGCATCATGATCTGGTCCAAAATAGTCTTTGTTTATTTTAGTGGCAACAAAATCAAGAGACTTCAAGAATTTATGACAAACAAGGTTTTGATCACTTACAATCAAAATAATTTGATTTTTTGGACCTTCAGTTGATGCTCTTATTTTATTTTTAACATATTCAATCATTTTCCTGCCATTTCCACATTTTTGATGTTTTGGATCAACGGCAATGCTGAGTATGTTGTATGACTTGGATGTGCATTGAAAAATCATATAACCTATGACTTTTTCATCAAGAATCTGCACAACTCCAAATGCATTTTTCTTTCTAAGACAAATTTCAAAATCTTGCATATCCCAAGGATGGGGAAATGTCTGTTCTTCAATCTCTACTATTTGTTCTAAGTCGCTTTGACGAAGCCAGCGTATAGTGGATTCAGACATTTTTAACCCCTTCCATGGTTGTCAGTTGCGTATGAAAGATTGTGACAAAAATGGAAATAATTGTCAATTTGATTTAAGATATTCCTCAAAAGAAACACTTTTGTTTTCTTCTGGTGTTTCATAAATGTCACGATTCAAAACCTTCATTTCGGCTCTGATTGTGTGACCTCTGTTCTGGGCATTTTCATGATTCTTGCTCCAAGCAGCAAGATGTGCCCTCAAATGACCAACAGCTTCTTTGCGCTCGACAACATTTTTTTTGGCAGCAACAACATCAACATGACTGTTGGAATAAGCCTTGGCATAATTGTCTGAATTGCCGGTGTCCTTAGATTCCATGAATTTGGAACTATAAACTGACTCGGCATCAATCTCAGCCAAAAGCACTTCTTTCTGTGCATACTCAAGCTGTTTGCCTAAATAATCTATCCACCCGTATTCCTTGCTCATGTATTCAGGCAAATTATTTTCATTGTACTTCATGTTTTCAGGGTCAAGAACAATTCTTCGACCCTGAACAACAACCGACACCTTTTCAATAGGTGCTTCATTAGCCATTTTTACCCCTCATATTGCTGACCGTTAACTGTCAACATTCCCTTGTTTGGATGCATCATTCTTATAAACTGAATTGCTTCTTCTGGAGAAGAAGCCTCAATTTCTTCTACGAAAACCTGAGTAGGATGATTGACATACTCATTGAGAATATTCTCGAAAACCTTGAACTTTGCCATTTTAAGCCTCGTATGTGTCGTTTTCTGGATTGAAACCTTTCTTGCTGCGCTGCTTTTTTCCACCGGATGAAGCATCGCCCACATTGTCCATAGTAACTTCTTCCGCTTTCTTCTCTTGTACTAAGTTCATGCGCTCACGATATGTATCCTTGCTAATTTCAAACATGTCCAATGTACCAATCTTATAATCAAATCCAATCTTAAAGCTAAATCTTGATCGACCATTTCTGTGCTTAATGACAAAAATTCTTCCAACCTCAGCATCTTTTTCAAGAACTTGCTGGTTAATTGACCAAAAAGCATCCAATGGCTTGAACTGGTCAAAGCTTGTGCCGATATTGGATTCGTCAATATATTGCCCAATTTCCAACTTTGCCGCAGTCTGATTTGGCTGCACACATGTAAATGTTACATGTCCTTTTTCAACACCAAATCCCCTTAGATCACGAAGAATACGATATGCAGATTCATATTTCTTGACGGAAGGATCATCTTTCATTTCGCCAACATAGTCAACAATAAGCACATTTGGCTTCCATCCACGAAGCTCTAATTGTGCCATATATGCTCTGATGCCATTGACATCAAGTTGGCCACCGGGAAATTGTTTGACATGCAAAAGGTTAGGATCAACTTTGTCTTTCTTGAATTCTTCTATCGTCTCTTTGATTTCTTCTTTCATCTGCCTAAGGTTATTGATGTCCTTTTTCGCAAATTGACTTGTAAAACGCTGAACAATACCAAGTTCATCCATTTCCAATGTGATGTAAAGAACCTTGTGTCCCAAAAGAACATTTTCAACAGCAGCCTTTACAAGAGCAAGAGACTTTCCAGTACCGGGCAAACCAATCCAACTTGCTATCTGACCAATAAATAAACCACCTCCAGTCAGAGCATTATCAATAGATGGAAATCCTGATGTAAACCTCTCTTTGCCTACGAACACATCTTCCATTCTTTTGAACATCTCTTCGATGTTCATGAAGTATTCAAGACCGGGCTCATAACTTCTATCAATGAGCATGGCTTGGCGCATTTTTTCGTATACAAAACCCCAAGTCTTCTCGTCTTCTGGTGCCTCTTGCATCTTTTCCAAAGAAGCGTGAAATGCCAGCTTTACTGCTTGAACCTTAGCAAAGTAAGTCACCTTATCAATAAGGTATTCACGACTGTCTAAACCGGAAGTGTAGTAATCATAAATACTTTTCAATTCAGCCGCATAATGAAGCTGAATTGTTCTGTCTCTATCCTTCAAAGAATTATTCAACTCCTGCTGAATAATCCACTCGCTAGGACGGACCTTTTCCTTGGTAAAATGTTGAATCAGTATCTTGCAGATCAGAGTATGAGCTTCATTGCTAAAATACTCTGGCTTCACTTTGTCCATGGCTTGAACAAGCATGTATTCGTCAGTTAAAAGCATCGCAAGCAATTTGCGCTGAAATGTATCATCCCACGCAAACTTAGGCTTGATCACCTCTGGATCGGTCATCGACTCAAGTTGAGCTTGTTCTTCTGGTGTAAGTTCACGCATTCCAAGACCTCATATGCAATGATGCCACTATTTTACCATAAACAATGGCAAACAAGATAGGCTTTTTTTCAATTTATTTTTTTGTGGGAGAGGAAAAAATTCAAAAAAATGAGCGGCACACCATAATTCTCAACCGATTTGGATTATTATCGATTATAGTTACAAAATATAAATTGTCGATTAGATGGCAAACTATACCGCTCAAAATATTATATTGATATCAATGCAAAAATTCAAACTCGCTCAAAGAAACCATACCACTACGAATTGATTTTTCCCTAGTGATCTTCTTGCCCATCGATTTCTGGCCATTCCATACGATGGCCTTGCAATAAGTCACAAACTTGCTGTCCATTTTCAAAGGCGCATTCTTGTTTGGCCTATTTTCCTTCGGCACAAAATTACGAATAATCTTTTCAAGAAGATTCTCTTGGAAAGCACCATACTTTTGCCTATTGGCACCATGCCTAGTCCTATTTTCCCAAAGATTCTCCAGTTCCAATAAAACCTTCAAAATTAATTTGTCCTCGACGAACTTCTTAGCAACATCAAGACACTTCTCAATATAAACCTGTCTCTTGTAATAGCTTCCAGCACGAAGCATGCTCATTTGTAATTCTTGTTTAATGTCCTCAGGATCATCAATGAAATTATTGTTTGTGTTTTTCTTCTTCAATTCGTGAGCAGCATGCCAGCAAAGCTTTGAAAATTTCTTGTCAAGGTCCAAAAATTCTTCTTCTGTTATCGGAAAATTGTGAACAATCTCAATCATTTTTTCCTTCACTTTCGATCTTTAATCATTTTCAGGTCATTCAGGTTTCTCCCTCCACGACATGAAACCTTCAGTCGCAGACCGGGACAAAGCTCGGATTCTCCGCACAATGCTTCCATACTTCTCTTGTAAACTTGTTTCCAATTATCCTTCGTAACATACAAAACATAACCGTCATGAACAGTATAAGAAATTTGAGCCTTATCCTTCAAGCTTTGATTTAAGTTTTGTATGGAAATATGAAGATTGATAAGTTTCTCAAGACATATCGTTGATGCGGGTGATTGCACAGCAAAGTTTCTGGCTAAATATTCCTTGCCTAACTCAAAGTTGTTTCTTCTTTTACCAAAAACATCTTTGGCAAATCCATTTTGTTTTACTTTTTCTTCACAATCAGCAACGAATGAAAGCGCAGTATTGAACAAAGAACTAATTCGTTCCACAACGCCTTCTGCGACATCAGCAGCCATTCCGCAACGCAAAGAAAGAGAACGGGCCGACTGTCCATATATAACCGGCAAAAAACATTTTTTCACCAATTCACGATCAATTTTTTCAGAATTCGATCCAAATAATGACTTTGCCAAAGAAGCATAAATGTCCTCTTCCTGACAAAAACTCATCAACCTTTCGTCTTTGCTCAAATAGGCAAGAACAAACGCTTCCATGCCCTTGTAATCAAAAGCCATGAAAAGAGAATCATAGCCGACAGGCTTCAACTTCTCCTTGATATCCGATCCCATTGCATGTGGCACAAAACCATTCTTAAAAGCATTGTGACATCTTAATCTGCCATTCTCCTGACCATCAATCTCATAATGAGCATGAACCTTCTTGCCAGCATTCAAGTCAAGAATGCCTACTGTTTCCAAATAAGGAATGACATTTGTCATCAAAGGCAAATGAATCTTCTTGTAAATATTTTCACAGTCTTTCCATAGACCAGATGATACCAAATACTTTATTCTGTTAAAACACTCAACAAATGTCTCAGGACATGATTTCTTGATTCCGTTGTAACTTTCTAAAATCTTAAGATCAACAACAGATGATTCAATAGAATATAACTTGCCAGTCTTTGCAAGCACATGTGAAATAAATGATTTCCAATCCCATGCGAAGACTTTGTTGTCGCCAGAAAAAACAGACAACTGCAACATACTCAAAACCAAAGGCAAAGATTCATCCTTGAGCAAAATTTGAAATGTGACACCATCAGGAAGAAAGAATTGCATCTCATTGACTGAATCCTTGTCCGTGAAATCAAAAGGATTAGGATTAAATCGCAAGAAAAGTGGCTTACGCTCGATTTGACAGAGCAACTTGGACAAAGAGTCAAAATACATGAATCACCAGCTTGTAGGCCATTTTCCGTCACTCTGTGAGTGAAGGCTAATTCTTCGTCAGGTTATAGCCGAAAAAAGCAGTTAGGTCAATCATGTTAAATTATGCAAAAATTTGTTAATTTAGGTAATTTGTTTTTTTTATTTACAATCAAAAACTAGAACGGGATGCTGACCCAAATGGTTATTGCTGTATATATCACATTAAAAGTGAGATATTGAGTAAACTTGTTTAGTAGAGCAATTTTTTGGCGTTTAAGCCATATTCTTGTTTACTAAACCTATTTACTCCAGCAATAACTTCTTGGGATTGAGTCAGATGGCGCACTTTTATTTGCAGCAAACCTAAAACCGAATAGCTCAAGAATTTTCCATTTCTCATTTGCTTTTTGCAAAACAAACTACAGGGGTTTTTCTTGAGAGTCAGCATCATTTCTATCCGGCTTGACCTCTGCTGCTGCGAGTACAATGCTTCCCGTTAAAGCATTCGTTGTAGAACAACTACAAAGACCCACCCTTGGTAAGGGCCTCGCAGGTTTGACAACAAAGACATTAAAGGCGACAATCACGATGAAAGTCTTTAAGTGCGAAACCTTCTTCTGTCTTTGCTTTGGGCTTAACTCATAACACCTTGTGAGCGGAATGAGTGAGAATTACCCTTAGCCATTTCTTATTGTAATCACTTAGATTCTTTTTTGCAATCAATTTTCAAAAAACTTGCTTCAACCATTCAATCTTTTCGCCATGTGAAAATAACAATTCTGGGAACTCTACAGGCAATTCATCAAATGAACTTCTGTCTTCAGGCAATATCTCTCTCACTTTTTGAATTAACCTTTCAAAAGATTGAGCCCCATCTGTTCCATTCTTTGTATATTGAATACTTTCTTGCTCAGTTCTGTCTAGCATCTGTACATCACTTGCAAAACTTAACCAAAAACATATTTTTCTTTCTTGATGAAGCTTGAGAAGATTAAATTCTAAAAGCAAGTCTTCTCCTAACAACTGTTCTTCATCATATTGAACAAGTTGTGCAACTTTTTTGCTATAAAAAACATGTCCTCCTAAATTTCTTGCTGCAAAATGTCCTGAATTAAATATTTCGCTTTTACCGGGACCATAAGTATATCCCAACTTAACAATATTCATACCCCAACAAACAGCATAGTTTCCTTCTTTAATTTGAACACTTCCATATGATTCATGGTTTGTAACTTGATCAGAAGGCTTAACTATCAAAACATCTGTGGTTGGATGGTGAAGAAGATGTCTTTCAATTTGCAAAGATCCAGTTGGATAGACTAAATCGTCTCCATCTGTCATGCTTACTCCGTCATAGTCCGAGTCTCTAAGAAACTGAAGAACGCTATTTTTTCCTCTGCTTGGTGTTCCATTTGATTCAGTAATGACATATTTTACTTGTTCAGATTCGCACCATGAGCAGAACTCATCTATGAATTCTTGATTCTTTGAGTTAACAATTGCAACTGTTTCAACTTGAAATTGTTCAGTTGGAAATTGATTTCTACAAGAATTGGTTGCTCTGATAGCTTTTGGAAGATCTCTGCTTACTAGTGGGCACATTGCAATTTTCATGGGATAAATAACCTTGAGTCTCTTGAGGTATAGGAGTATGATGAAGCACGAAAAAAAAGAGGAAAATTTCATGTGGATCATCGAGTCTGCTGAGAAGTATGAGATGGATGAGCTTGAAACTCAGGCTTGCCATATAGCTTCAATGTGGCTCGAACAGAGTCGCAAAAAATTTCCAGACTATCGTCACGCCACTATGAAAAAAGGCGATCCACGCAAATCACTTATATTCAAAATTGCTTATAAGTTAGTTCGTGAAACAAATGGCATTCTGACCAAAGAAGAATATCCTCTTTATATCAGGGCGCAGCTTGATATTCTTAAAGCTATCAACCGTGATAATGATCATCCATTGATTGATCCAAATTGTTTGGTGGGAGAAAAGGCTTGGAAAAGGTGGAAGCTTTGGAAGAAAAAATACGATCAGGTCAGAAATAAGCCTAAGGACACGGTTGAGGTTACTGGAGTTGGTATACAAAAAGCTTTGGAAGGTATTGAGAAGACCAAAGAATTTATTGTTAAAACATTTGGACCTGATGTGAATTTTGATAAGTATAAGGAATCATATATCAACAACAATATATTCAGATGGATCAATCTTGGTAAGATTTCTCCATATTATCTTGCAATAAGTCCTTTCGTGAAAAAACTATTCACGGAAGAAGACTACAAAAAAATTAATTTTGACCTGAATGTTTACTTGCCTTGCATCGATGAATCTGTGCTTGCACGATTCGGATCATTGTTTTCTTTTGAGGCGTGAATATCATTCAAAATTTTCCTGTGTATTGGTTCATATTCAAAAAGAATTTTTGGATATAGGTAATGATTTGATAAATTTTCTAATGAAATATATTTCGGATCAATTTTTCCATAATATCTTAAATTTTTACTTATCAGCAACGAATCATTTATTGACATGTTTTCCTGATAAATTTTTTGACATGGAAGTAATTTACTTTTATCAATTCCGGCCACATCAATTCTAAGCATTGCTGGTTGACTACCAGTTTTTTTAGCTGCTCTGCTTGCTGCGTCTTTCATTGAATAGCTAGGATGAGAGCATAAATAAATGCATTCTGGCATTGAGTCTTGACTTGTGTTAGCAAAGGATGAAATTACATTTGTTTCACTTCTAGGTCTAAGACCTTCATTGAAAATTATACTTGTATAATACTGAGATGTTCCGTGGTACAAAAACTGCAAATCATCAAGAGTAAAGATTTTTTTATCGAGATAATTTTCTATTGTTCCAAAATTATTTTTTTCTACAATGAGATCATAGTTTGAAAACAATGGAATTTTTTGAACAAGGAATTTCATACAATCATAAAATTCACTTTGATTATAACTTTCGCTTGATGTAGCGACAAAAGAATAACTATTGTTTAGAGAAACGGAACAGATTAATTTTTTGTTTGCAAATTGATCATATTTTGTATCTTTTTGATAAAATACCTTATTATCTATTATTTTATATTTTTCATTTTCATAATAAATACCAAAATTTGAATTGGGGTATAAAAAAAGTGGATAAAAATTTTCTTCGTCAATTTGAATATCAATCATAATATCACCTCAACCACAAAGCCATAAATCCTCTAGAGTAAGTAAAATCAGTTAATCCAGAGCAGATAGGATTTTTTGACAATTCAAAAATTTCACTTCGATATTTTTGCTGAATATGAGGCAATGTGAAAGATGCAACCCTGTAAGGAGATGTGTCGTGAAAAACAGCAAGATTTTTAATTATATTTCTGTTGAAACAAATTTCACACTCTTTCGGCCTTATTTCAGTAGCACTATCGAAAAAACCAAGGTCGAATTTATAATTTGTAATACTTAGATAATGCAAGCTATCAAAGCACTCGACAACAGCATAGTCTTTCAAATTATTTTCTTCGATCATTGATTCAACTTTAACGCATTGCTTGGGATTATTTTCAATTGTAATTACTTTGCCAAATCCATTCATTTTACAGGCATGAGCCAAAGCAACTGTTCCAAGTCCTTCCCAAGAACCAGTTTCAAGAATGTATTCAGGTTTTAGAAGACGAACATTAGCGTGAAGCCAATTCAATATTTCATATTCTGTTGAACCACCATCAGCAGCAGAATACAAGTTAGCTTTGTCTTCTGGAACATGTGGATGAACATCAGTTTCTTTTTTAATTGATTGGAATGAAGGAATCCATGTCATATCTGGCAACATAATTTTTTACTCTTATTTTAATTAATTCCATCAGAAGATGGTCTATGCATAGGAGTTGGATAAAGAAGATAATTAAGCAAAGCCGTGCGAATATAAAGACCATTTCTTACTTGTCTTTCATGATAATCAGCACGAGGATCATCATCTATGTCTTCGCTAATTTCCTCATTTCTAGGCAATGGATGAAGAATAGCCGCATTTTGCTTTACTCTTCCAATATTTTCTTTGGTTATTTTGAAAAAATCAAGATTGTCGCAAACTCCCTTAAACCTTTCTTTTTGTATTCTTGTCATATAAATGACATCAATTTCAGGAAGAATATCATTGGCATCTGATATTTCAACATTACGGCAAGGAATTTTTTCTAAATATTTTTCTGGTATAGACAAGTCGCAATTGTTATAATCGGTCGCAGCACAATAGAAAATATTACATTTATAAAGATGAAGTATTTCAATAAGGCTGTGAATTGTCCTTCCGTTTCTAAGATCACCACAAAGAAGAACTTTAAGACCAGAAATGTCATTCCACTTTTGTTTAATAGTATGAAGGTCAAGAAGAGCTTGTGTTGGATGTTCTCCAGAACCACTACCAGCGTTTATAACAGGAACTCTTGAATAACTTCTTGCTATTTCAGGCCATTTTTGATCTGGGTGTCGCATTACAATAGCATCGGAATATTGACCAAGAGTTCTGAAAGTGTCTTTCAAGCTTTCGCCTTTTGTCAGGCTACTGCTTGATGAAGCGTCAGCAGCCGTGATAACACGACCACCCAACCAATGCATAGCTCTTTCAAAACTGAATCTTGTTCTTGTTGATGGCTCGGCAAAAAAACTACTTATGCACTTGTTGTTCATGTTGCGACAAAAAGACCAATTTCTTTCGATTTCGTTTGCAATGTCTAAAATTAATTCAATTTCATCTTTTGACAAGTCGGATATGGAGAGGAAATGACGCACAAAAAATCCCTCTTGTGTAATCGGGAGAAGGACTTATAAAAAAGTTCAATTAAATTATATGGTTTTTATTTTCAGTATTGCAAGAAGAGTTTTACAATATTTTCAACAATTAATTTGTCATCTTGTTTTGGTGAGAAATATTCATCCCATTCAGAAGGTTGAACATAAAAATTACGCTCTCTTGAACTGCTTTCAATGTCATATCCAAAACACCTGATCATTCCTTTTTCCGGGTAATAAACCAAGTCAATGTCGAATTGTTCTGCCCTTCCAGTTTTGCCTCCATAAGGCGATCCTACTCCTTGTCCACGAAACTCGTAAACAAGTTTGTAGTAGTTATCTCTTTGTTTCCTCAGTTGAGTTGGAAACATGATGTAGGATGGATGCTGCTTTTTAGTTGTGTGCCAAAGTTTTTGAGCCAATCTTTCAATGTCTTCGTAATCACCATCAGGACCATTTGTGGGGCTTTTGGTTATACGGGCAATTTCATCGAATACTTTGTTTGCAATTTCTACTTCTTTATTTTCATCTTTGTAGTCGCTAATTGGATAAACAGACTCAAGAATCCAAGTTTTGTTTCCCTGAAGATCTTTTGTCATTCTTTTTGTGGATGCTCTCATTGAGCCAAGAGGTGTGATTATCACCTTTATTGCGCCGACTTCATTGCCCCATTGAACTTCATCATCTATTGGGTTAGTTGCTTCTAAAGGTCCAAGAGGAGGCATTTGCATTAATTCGCTAACTATGATGTCTGGCTTTATGTGTTGGAATATTCCATCTCCTTTCATGACATCAGTACCACCAAGAATTTGATTATTGGCATCACCAAAGCCATAATTGGCCATTTCGTTCAAAAGCCATTTTTTGAAAGACAATCTGTTCATGTAATCTATATATCAGCAACAGTAAATTGTATTGCAGAAAAGATTTATCATGAAATATTTATTTTTCAAAAATTGGTTTGAAGACGAGCAGAAGGATTACGAGTTTTACAAGGACTTGATTCTTGGAAAATTAAATTCTGGTAAAAAAAAGGAAGATTATAACATTTCAAGTTCTTTGAAAATGTGGAAACCACCAGACAATTTGATTGATGCTTTGAATTCCTTAGGAGAATTCAAGAATTTAAGTGATGATGTCCAGAGTTCTGTTAAGGGCAAAATCATGAGTAGAGATGGTACGCTGGAAGATATTATAAGATTAATATCAAAAGAAGCCAAAAAATAGATATATTACATTGATAAATAAATAGATAAGGAAGTGCTGGCAAGGATGCTTATGCAATTATTGCTATTTCAAAAAGATCCGTTTTTGAAACGGTTAAGGAAGGTTTTATGGATATTACAAATGCTTGTGACATTCCTCCAGAGTTAAGGGATTGCTGTATTAAACCGCAGTCTCTTTTCTTGTGTCCGCCATATAAAAAGATCGAGGTATGTGTTCCAGACAGAAGCGATGGAGCTTATTTGCCATATCCTGCAATCTATCAAACAGCATACGAAGATTGTCAGTTTATAAAACAAAGTGCTGCTGGTGGTACTAATAAGGTATTTAGTGTTTCATTTTCAACTGGATTCAAATAATAGGCCCCAAAAATGGCAAATCAATGTAATCAATCTGGAACTTTAAGAACCGAAGAGGAGTTATTGTGCATATTTGCTGATAACAACCAAGGCGGTATTTCAGCGCAAGATTTGCGTGATTTTGTTGTTTCTGCGAATGTCGGACAAGATATAACAGGTCCACAAGGATCACAAGGTGCCCACGGATCGCAAGGCCTACAAGGCCAACAGGGAAGAGCAGGATCACAAGGAGCCCAAGGTGATCCAAGTATTGTGCCGGGTCCACAAGGAAATCAAGGAAACCAAGGTATACAAGGATACCAAGGAATAGTTGGCCTTCAAGGCGTTCAAGGAATTCTTGGTTTTCAAGGCACTCCTGCTGGATATCAGGGCGAACAGGGAGAGCAAGGAAATCAAGGTCTTCAAGGATT